TTAAATACAAATACAACTGAGGATGTTGAAATAACAAACATTTCAGGTATTAATGATAGAGATGTATCAAAAAGTAAAGGACGTCGTCACTATAAACACGCACAACGTTGGCAGCTTGCAAATACATTGACTTCAATTTATGGAGAACAAAAAGCATTGGAGATAATGATTGAAATTTGTGACGGTACATCAAGACGAGAGTTAGCAGGAGACGTTCGTACTGCGGCAATTCATGATAAACCAATTTCTATATGGGCTGTTAAAGAATTGAATAAGAATCATGGATTTAAATTAACTGTTAAAGCAGATAATACATTTACTGAAGAACAAAAGACTGAAGAAGAAATAAAGGATGCAACAGTTGCAGGTTTGGATCCAACAAAGATATTGAATGAATCTTCAACATCAGTAATATTACATATGAAGCATAATCAATATCTTTCTGACTTAAAAGATGAAATCATTGCAAACTTATCACATATAACATTGCTTGAAGCAGGTGCAGGTTATGGTAAAACTGAAATGATTAAAAGTCTTAAAGCAAAGACATTATTGATTCTTCCGTTTACTTCAACAATTAAGGCAAAGGTTGAAGCTGATGAAAAGACTTCTGATTGGTTGTATTTTTACGGTAATAAAAGACCAACACTTGATGATATTTTAGGAGATAGAAATATGTCAATGACTATTGACAAATTCTCTCGTCTTAATGTATTTGAACTTGACCAAGCAGGCTTTGAATATATTGTAATTGATGAGTCACACTTATTGTTTACAAGTTCATATCGTGATGTTATGTCACCAACAATTCAACGTCTTGCAAATTGTAAAGCAAAAATAATTATGATGACGGGAACACCAACAGGAGAAATGTTGTTCTTTCCAACTATTAAACATATTAAAGTAATTAAAGAAGATTATAGAACAAAGGATTTTGAAATACACATGGTTCCAACAAATATCGAGAAACTTGTTGATATGTGTGATTCTATGGCTCAAGATATAATTGATGGAAAGAAAATATTATTCCCAACAAATAAAGGTAATTTGTATTTTGAACAAGTAACAGGATTAATACAGAATTATCTTATGAAGAAAAACTGTACAAAAGAGCTTAAAGCATTTTATTATAAGAAGTCTAATTATGGAGAAGAGACAATGGAAACTATTAACATTGATAAATCAATTGGACTTAATGATATAATATTCTGTACAAACTATTTGTCAGTGGGCGTTGATATTTGCGATAGATATAAGTTTAGTGTTTATTTCAATGAAACATGGATAGCACAAGATATTGAACAGTTTGCAAATCGTCTTCGTAATAATGACTTGTATATTAAATTGTTTTTAGAGAAAGAGGATTCTACAGGAACACCAATTAATTATAAGTATATCAGTCCTTTAGATTTAAGTTTCAGCGAAAAGGATTTATTATTTGCACGAGACTTAATACAGACTTGTAATGATATGCTTGAACGTAATAATGAAGAATCAAAATATAATCCTCTTATTCAATCATTATTGTCATCAAATAGATATCTTAAATATGATGAAAATGATTGTCGTTATTATATTGATGAAACAACATATAAGCTTAAAGTATTCGAAGAAAGATATACTGAATATTCAAAGCAATTAAAGGTATTAGAAACAGGAATGCAATATTATGGATATACAGTTAATCTTATCGAATCTAATAAGAGAGTTGATGAAGATATAAGTAATGATACCGAAAACTTTTTGCGTCAATGTCGTAATTATAGATACAATTATAATACAGCAGAAACATTCAATTTCTTAAATCACCTTGATGATGGAAACATTGATATTTATAAGGAATTATTAAAAGGTTCATATAGTATATTCAAAGATGATGAATATAAAATTGAAAGAGAAGAAAACAATTTATATGCAAAAGATATTGAAATATTGGAAAAGAATATACCTATTGTTATTGGTCTTTATAAGTTTTATGATTGCGATACTATTAAAGATATCTTTGAGTATTGTGTAGAGAAAAAACAAAATAGAATTAATTATACAAAGCTTAATCGTATAAGAAAGTTCGTTCAAATAGAATCTAATCGTAAAAGAAAAAGATTGGATTTTCCTGTATTGAAATTTGTAAAACAATCACAAGACTGGGCACGTGCTCATAGTAAGACAACACAAGAAGAGATAAATAAATATCTTGCTGATTATGCAGTGGGATATGCAAATTCAATTAAGAACGTAGTTGTTGAAGATAAAGAATATCTTGAGACTATATTTGAATTAACAAAAGACTTATGGAAAATAATTGTGTTACAAGGAAGATCCAATAAAGGTGAATTTGGTATTATTCCATTTGAATTATTATGGGAAAAGAAAACTGATTTAACAGATGTATATGGTGGTTCTGAATTAACAAAGACATTCTTTATTGAGGAATTAGTTGATGAAATGAAAGATGACTTTGATGAAGATGAAGATGAAATTAATAAGCCATTTGAATTGACTGAAAAGAAGAGAATTGCTGATATAACAACTGAATTACCAAATGTTATTCACAGACCTTATGGATATTATGAATATTCAGAGATGGATAATTCTAATAATAGATTTATGAGAAAGCAAGAAAATACAAATACATTGAGAGATGATATATTTACTCAAGATAATGTAGAAAAGACTGATAAGAATAAGAAGAAAGATGATATGAAGGATCTCTTTGAATCTATTGAAGAATAAATACTATTTTATTAATATATGTTAAATGATGCCGATGATGATTATCTTACAAGTATGACAATTGGTTTATTTGTAAATAATCGTATAAGTAAAAAGATTAGAAATATGGAAAACAAAGGTGGAGTATTAAATGGTGAGTTCATTAAGAAACATTTAGAAAGAGAAACAGAACTTGAAGATAAAATATTTGAACTAGAAGAACGAATAAAAAATATATCATCTAAAACATCTGGAGGTGATACAAATCCTGAGGCGTATTATTCAAAAGATTCTGTGTATTATACAATATTACAAGGAATGATTCCTTATATGTCAATATCGTTGTCACATGAAGATGAGGTAATGAGAGTTAATGTTGATGATTGTCCTATTAATGGTCATCTTGCAAAATATTTAGAATCATTAAGAAAAGAATATTCAGAACAATTTGAAAAGACATCATGGGGTATGCCCGTATTTAATACAAGTAAAAGTCCATTTATATTAAAAGTAGATTATGGGAATGAAGCAAACAGTAAAGTAACTGCAGCACCACAAGTTAATGCAGGATTAGCTGATACAGTTGATATTGCTTCAGTAATGCCAGAATATGAAACAAAATATGGGTTAGGTGGTAAAGCATATAAAAATTTTAATTGGAAATTTCATTAATGCATGAAAGAATTGGTCAAAACGGATTAGCATCAGAATTTATAAAGAATCAAATAAAAAAGAATACTGAACTTGAAAATCAGATATTAGAACTTCAAGAAACAATATCTTTATTGAAAAGAGAACCTGATAATGATTATGCATTATATCGGAGTATATTAGATATGATTATTCCTAATCTTAAATTTGAATATACTCAAGATGGTTATATAATAAAGATAGATCCACCATTAATAATGCCGCTTGAACATATAAATGAATTAACTAAAGAAGTACAAAAATATAAAGACAATATAAAATGATATTTATTTTTCGTCAATATGATTCACAAGTAAGAATAATTATATATGCAGAATCATATTTAGAAGCAAAAGAAACATTGTTTGAATTAAATCCTTGGGCTGACAGAGTTTACAATATTCTTGAATATAAAATGTATAGTGTTGATGATGTAATATATCACGATACATTAGGAATTGAATATGATATGGGAGGATATCCTCGTATTATTTCAGAAGATGAATTTAAGGAATTAGAAAAGAACAAAGCAATTCTTGATGAGCAATTTAAAAACATACATAATACAAAAGTATTGACAAAAAAGTTTGCTGGAGAAAATACTAATTTATTATCTACTGAAGAATTTGTTGGTCAGTTAAAAAATCATGCAGAATCAGTTGATAAAATTAAAAAGAGTATTTATCAAATGATGCGAGTTGTAGGTGATATTTGGGTTAAGGAATTTAAGTCAAAATATTTAAATAATAGCCCACGTTATAGAGTATATGGTAAAAGCCGTTATCAATGCGAAAAATATCTTAATGAATTAAATGAAAAATTAAATATAGATTTTTCTACAAGATTTGATACAGTATTATTAATAAAGAATTTTAATGATTTTACTGAAGAGGATGTATCAAATTACAAAATGATGATTGATTATATGAAAGAAAATAATATCAATAAATTTCCATTTAGTACATACAAAGAAGAGGAACAATAAGTTCCTCTTTATTTTATATTTGTTCTTTCAAATGCAACTTCTATTCCATTCTTAATATCTAATTTAGCATTCATTCTTGACTGTTTATTCAATCGATGCCTATCATATTTATTCCAATATCCATGATCCCACAATGTACTTGTATTCTTATATAAATGTAGCCAGTTAGATCTTTCTTTTGCTTCTTTCCATGATTCAGCTTTATGCCAATGTGTATCTCCTATTGTTTGTGTTCCTGCATATCGTTTATCATTTGGATATGCTTCCTCTTCAGATACTTTAATATTTTTACCCCACCCAATTTGATAGAATAATTTAACTCTTGAATTGTACTTATTAATTGTACGTCTACGTCTTTCAGCTCTATTCATAATATACAAATTAAATTATATTATAATATAGTAAAGAGGAGATTAAATTTAACCTCCTCAATTAAGTATTAGATTTTATTGGTTAATCTCCCCAATAGGTGCAACCCTTATAAAAATTGCGGACAGACTCAGTTAAGTCATCAGCATCCTTTTTCATCTGAGCCTCAGTTTCAGCATCAACGATAAGTTCAATATGTGGGCGGAAGCAAACCTGATGTGAATTATTTGAAGCCTCATAAGTAAGCTTCCAACCCATGGCCTTCTTGAAATATTTGTTATCCTTAACAGCCTCAAAACAGCGGCCTAACTTGGCAGGAGTCAATTCCTTGTATGAAATACAACAGTCGCCCGAGATACCCATTTTTCCAGGATTTACATCAAAATCAAAGAACGAGAGGTCGTAATAGAAATCACTCATTTTGTACTCCTTGCGAGCCTTTGCAACCTCAGACTCAATATAAGCAGTACGCTTCTTCTCAGTCTTCCACTTCTTTTCAGCAAAATTGATGGCACGCTTGCGAGCCCATTCCATGTGGCTAAAGAAATTTCTTACCTTAGAGGCCTCCCACTCAGGAATATAAAGGTCATTGTATTTCTCCTCAGCCTCAAGAAAATCAGAGAACATTGCGTGGATAAACTCCTCAGCAGTAATAGTTGAACAGTTGATGTTACGGGAAGTAAGAATAACAGTGCGATAATCGTTCATATTTCTTAAATTTTTATTGTTACTAATCAATTACAAATATAATATAGTATTTTTTATATAATATTCAAAATTTCACAAGGAAATTTATGAACTTGTTATATTCAAATTTTAATAAGAAAAAATAAAAATCCATCTATCTTAGATAGATGGATTAAATGTTTAATTTAATTTTTGCAGATTGTAAATTAACGTGAATAATTCTCATTCTTAGGCTGGTCAACCTTTTCATCAGTACCATAAACTGCACGGTACTTTTGGAAATCTTCATACTTTACTTTTACAATAAGTCTCTTACCCATACGGTTACGAAGACCTAAATCAGTACGAAGAACAAGACCTTCTGCCATGTATTCTCTGTTCTCAGAAATTGTTGAAACAAATCCCTTACGAACAAAATCAATTGCCTCATCAAGAGTA